ACCGCCCAAACTATGCGGCAATGAGTCAGTTTGGCAAAGACCAAATAGATATGTTTGACCCGAATGAAGAAGCAATATCCTGTTTTTGTGGAGATTAAATGAAACCCGAAGAAGCAGCCCAAACAATTAGAGACAAAGCTCCAGCTTACGGTGAAGCCAAAGCGCAAAGGGTTTATCTTGACGAATTCAGAAAATCTAAAAAAGCCTTGCTCATGAAAAATGCACTTGAAATGGGTTACGAAGCGGCGAATGCACAGGAACGGGAAGCGTATGCAGACCCAGCATATTTGCAATTACTGAAAGGCTTGGCTGCGGCAATCGAAAAAGAAGAAACTTTGCGCTGGGAAATTGAGGCGGCAAGGTTAGATGTGGAAATTTGGCGCACCCGAGAGGCCACAAACAGGGTGCAAGACAGGGCGCACCAATGAAATGTCCTGAATGTGGGACATAGACAATAGTCAAAGAGACCAGAATATCAACAGGAAACACACGCAGACGCAGGCTGGAATGCGCCAATATGCACAGGTTTTCCACAATGGAGACAATAGTTGAGAACAAAACACGAATACGTCAGAAGCAAAAAACTCTTGAAGATGGTGGCAAGTCTTGACTGCCAAGCCTGCGGGTCTGGTCACATGGTGCAAGCAGCCCACACAAACTGGGGTAGAGGCAAAGGCAGAGGCATCAAGGCTGATGACAACCAAGTGGCTGCACTGTGCCTCAAATGTCATTACGAGGTTGACCAAGGCAAAGACTTAAGCAAAGAAGAACGGCAAAAAATGTGGACAGATGCACACAAAAGGACGATAAAGGCACTTGAAGCTGATTGGCCTGTAAACTTACCTAAACCGATGGAGATTGTATGAAAACCGTCAATAAACCAAAGACAAAGCCAAAAAGCCCAGACCGAGCAGAATTAGCCGAACTGATCTTTGCAGGAATGCGGAACGGTTTAAGCGCCCATCAAGCCTGCAAACAAATCGGATTGCCTCAAAGCACATTCAACCATTGGCTTAATGATGACATTAAAATGGCGGCAGAGTACGCGCGTGCGAGGGAAGACCTGATAGAACATATAGCTGCCGAGACCTTAAGAATTGCTGACACTCCTGTTGGAAGTACAGACAGCGGGGCAACCGATTCTGGCGCAGTGCAAAAACAAAGATTACAGGTGGACACTAGAAAATGGCTTTTGTCAAAGTTAGCCCCAAAAAAATGGGGTGAAAAGTTAGAGCTTTCGGGCGACCCTGACAGTCCATTGCTACAAAAAATTGAGCGTGTGATTGTCAAGAATGGGTAAAACCCTGCAAATTCAAACCCCTGAGTGGGCGCTGCCGCTGCTAGAACCTAGTCGGTACAAGGGCGCTTGGGGTGGGCGAGGAAGTGGCAAGTCGCATATGTTTGCCGAGTTAATGATTGAAGGCCACATACTTGACCAAAAGCGCAGAAGCGTTTGTGTGCGGGAAATACAGAAATCCCTTAACCAATCCGTGAAGCGTTTGCTAGAGACAAAGATTGAGGCCATGAACGCAGGAGCTTATTTTGCTGTACAGGATTCGGTCATCAAGTCCAAAAAAGGTGATGGGGCGATTATTTTCCAAGGGATGCAGAACCACACCGCCGATAGTATTAAGTCGTTAGAAGGGTACGACTGCGCTTGGGTTGAGGAAGCCCAGTCATTGAGCCAAACCAGTCTTGACTTACTGAGACCAACAATCCGCAAACCTAACAGCGAGTTATGGTTCACTTGGAACCCGAGGCAGAACAGCGACCCAGTAGATTTTTTGTTGCGTGGACCTGAACCGCCAACCGATGCCGCTGTAATTAAAGTTAATTTTGGTGACAACCCGTGGTTTCCACAAGTCCTGAAGGACGAAATGGAGTACGACAAGAGGCGTGACCCTGACAAATATCAGCACGTTTGGATGGGTCAGTACTTACGAAACAGCAACAGCAGGGTATTTAGAAACTGGAAAATTGACGAGTTTGAAGCACCAGCAGAAGCCATCCACCGACTTGGCGCAGACTGGGGATTTTCGATTGACCCGACTGTGTTGGTGCGCTGCCACATTATTGGGCGTACACTTTACATCGACCATGAGGCGTATATGGTGGGTTGCGAGATAGTCAACACGCCTGAACTGTTTATGCAAGTGCCTGAGGCCGAGAAGTGGCCTATCGTTGCTGACTCAGCCCGACCTGAGACCATCAGCCACATGAAGCGCAACGGGTTTCCAAAGATAATGACCGCGGTCAAAGGACCAAAGTCGGTTGAAGAAGGCATAGAGTTTTTGAAGAACTATGACATAGTGGTTCACCCTCGCTGTATTCACACCATTGACGAATTGAGCCTTTACAGTTATAAATCAGACCCATTAACGGGGCGAATCCTGCCGCAGCTTGAGGACAAAAAGAACCATGTTATTGATGCTTTGCGGTATGCGTGTGAAGGCATCAGGCGGGCAGCGGTCACAAAACCAGCTACATTTACGCCATTGCCCAATGTCAAACGCTGGTAGATAATCGCTTCAAAGGACAAATATGGCACGAATACCCAACGACCAACGCCTTGCCAATCTGCACGCTGAAGCACTGCGTCAGTTTAACGATATACAAACCGCCTTGCGGGATGAACGTCTGCAATGCCTGCAAGATCGTAGATTTTATTCGTTATGTGGTTCTCAGTGGGAAGGTCCACTGTATGACCAGTACGAAAACAAACCCAGGTTTGAAGTCAACAAAATCATGTTGGCTGTTATTCGCATCGTTAACGAATACCGCAATAATCGCATCACCGTTGATTATGTGAGCAAAGACGGGACTGAAAACGACAAACTGGCAGAAGTCTGCGATGGTCTTTATCGTGCTGACGAACAAGCATCAGTAGCTGATGAGGCTTACGACAATGCCTTTGAGGAAGCTGTTGGCGGTGGCATTGGTGCATGGCGCTTGAGAACAGTTTACGAAGACGAAGAAGACCCAGAAAATGAACGCCAGCGCATCAGGTTTGAGCCAATCTTTGATGCTGACTCAAGCGTGTTCTTTGACCTGAACGCCAAACGGCAAGACAAGTCAGATGCCAAATATGCTTTTGTGGTCAACAGCATGACCCGTGAAAGCTACAAAGAAATCTACAACGATGACCCAACGGATTGGCCTAAGATCATTCACCAATACGAATTTGATTGGGCAACCCCTGATGTTGTGTTTGTGGCTGAGTACTACAAGGTTGAGGAAAAAACCGAAGTAATCCGCATATTTGAAGCCATTGATGGCACAGAGGAACGCTACACAGCACAAGACTTTGCAGACGATGAAATGCTAGAAGAAACCCTGATGGCAGTCGGCACAAGGGAAGTTCGTCAAAAGCGCATCAAGCGGATGCGAGTTCGCAAATACATCATGTCTGGCGGTAAAGTGCTGGAAGATGCAGGCTACATTGCAGGCAAAAACATTCCAATCGTAGTGGTCTACGGCAAGCGTTGGTTTGTGGATAACATCGAGCGTTGCATGGGTGCTGTCAGATTGGCAAAAGATGCCCAACGTCTGAAGAATATGCAACTGTCAAAGCTGGGCGAGATTTCAGCTTTGTCTAGCATTGAGAAGCCTATCTTGACTCCCGAGCAAGTGGCAGGGCATCAACTGATGTGGGCTGAAGACAATTTACGTGATTACCCTTATCTTTTGGTGAATCCGATTACAGGGCCAGACGGAAGTCAAAGCATCTCAGGCCCTGTGGCTTATACCAAGTCGGCTGCAATCCCACCAGCAATGGCGGCACTTTTGCAGATTACCGAACAGGATATGCAGGACATCTTGGGCAACCCACAAGGGGCAGATAAGATCGTTTCAGGCGTGTCTGGTAAGGCCGTAGAGATGATTCAAACCCGTGTAGATATGCAGACCTTTATCTACATGAGCAACTTTGCCAAGGGCATGAAGCGTTGCGGTGAAATCTGGCTGAGTATGGCAAAAGAGATTTATACCGAAGATAAGCGCAGAATGAAAACCATCGCCCCCACGGGTGAGGCTGGCACTGTTGAACTCATGCAACCGATGATTGACCAAAAGACAGGTGCTGTGATGATGGGTAACGACCTATCAGCCGCCACCTTTGATGTGGTCGCAGAAGTTGGCCCATCCAGTAGCAGTAAGCGTGCCGCTACCGTCAGGGCTTTGACAGGAATGCTACAAATCACCACTGACCCAGAGACAGCGCAAGTGCTGACTGCAATGGCAATGATGAACATGGAAGGCGAAGGCGTGGGTGATGCCAATGCTTACTTCCGCAAGAAATTACTTCGCATGGGCGTGGTTCAACCTACCGATGACGAAGCACAGGAACTTATGGCAGAAATGCAGGGCAAACCGCAAGACCCGAACGCCATGTATTTGCAGGCGGCAGCTGAGAATGAGATGGCAAAAGCAGCCAAAGCTAGAGCTGATACGGTGGAAACCGTGGCCTCGGCAGAACTCAAACGTGCTCAAACATTGGAGACATTGGGCAAAGTTGAGGAAACCTCACAGAATATGGCGATGAAGAACACAATGGCTGTACAAGAAATTTTGCAAGGACAGATTGTCCAACCTGTTGCGAATCAGTAAAAAACAAGCGAGAATGTATTAACGGATGCCACCCACCGTTTCAATGGGTGAGTTTAATGGGGTCAAAGATGAATCAAAAGGCAGTAATTGAGGACGAAGAAACCATTGTTGAGGAAGAAGTCGAGGAAGTCACGGAAATCGTTGATGACCAAGAAGAACCCGATACTGAGGAAGTAGTTGTCAGCATAGGTGAGGAAACGCCACCTCCCGAAGAGCACACTCCTGCGCCTGAATGGGTTAAAGAGTTGCGGAAAACAAACAGAGAGTTGCAACGACAGAATCGTGAACTGCAAAGCAAGCTACAAGTCCAGCCAACTGAGAACAAGCCAGTTGCCATTGGAGTTAAGCCAAAGCTAGAAGACCACGACTATGACGCTGATAAATACGAAGAAGCACTAACATCTTGGTTTGAGCGCAAGCGACAAGCCGAGGATGTAAACGCCAAGCAAGAAGCTGAAGTTATGAATCAGCAAAAAGCATGGCAAGCCAAGTTGGATGGCTACGGCAAAGCGAAAGCTGAGTTGCGAGTCAGGGATTACGAAGATGCCGAGGCTATTGCACAGGAAGTTTTCTCAATCACCCAGCAGGGCGTGATTCTTCAAGGGGCTGAAAACCCCGCACTGGTTGTTTACGCACTTGGTAAGAACCCGAAGAAGGCTAAAGAGTTGGCAGAAGTCACAGACCCCGTAAAGTTTGCCTTTGCGGTAGCAAAACTGGAGAAAGAATTGAAAGTTACAAACCGCAGGGCAGCACCCGCACCAGAGCGTATCATCTCGGGAACTGGAAGATCATCTGGTGCGGTAGACTCAACACTTGAACGGCTGCGAGAAGATGCGGCACGAACTGGAAACATGACGAAAGTCATCCAGTACAAGGCGCAAAAACGAACAGCATCCAAATAATTAATTAGGAGCTTATTATGAGCAATAGTTTTTCAAAAGAAGAGCGTGTAGCGTTTGAGGACATCCTCGAAGGCTTTAATGACGCTTTAGTTTTGTCCCGCAACGTGTCCATCTACAACACAGATGGCTCGATGATGGAACGCACAAACAATGTTATCTACCGTCCACAGCCTTACATCGCACAGTCGTATGATGGCATGGACCAGACTAACAACTTCACCGCATACACCCAGCTTTCAGTCCCAGCGACACTCGGCTTTCAAAAGTCTGTGCCGTTCATTCTGGATGCTTTGGAATTGCGTGATGCGTTGCAAGAAGGTCGCTTGGGCGAAGCCGCAAAGCAGAAACTTGCATCCGACATCAACATCGCTATCATGAACGTGGCTGCGGCTCAAGGTTCTTTGGTCGTGACCGTTAACACTGCGGCTGGTGACTATGATGATGTGGCTTTGTGCGACAGCATTATGAACGAGCAGGGCGTTCAAGCCTTTGATCGTTACTTGGCTTTGTCTAGCCGTGACTACAACGGCATCGCTGGCAACATTGCTGGTGGTACTGGTGGCGCATCTGTGTCACGTAGCTTTGCAGGCACTAAGTCAAACACCGCTTTTGAGCGTTCTTTTGTTGGTCAGGTCGCAGGCTTTGAAACCTACAAACTTGACTATGCAAATCGCTTGACAGGTGCATCTGGTGCTGACCCAACGATGAGCACTTTGGCTGCGGCTAACAACTTCTACGTGCCTGTGGCAACACAGACTGCGACAACTGGTGAAACGCAAAACGTGGACAATCGTTTCCAAACGATTACCGTGTCAAGCACCACCAACTTGCCAGTTGGAACTGCCATTGAGATCAGCGGAGTTGAGGCTGTCCACCACATCACCAAACAAGGTACTGGATTCTCCAAGACTTTCCGTGTGGTGAGCGTTACTAATGCAACCACTTGTGTTATCACACCACCCATTATTTCCGCACAAGGTGGAACTGATGCCGAGTTGCAATACCAAAACTGTATCGTGACAGCAAACGCCACAGCAACTGTTAACCGCTTGAATACAACAACAGCACCTATCAACTGCTTCTGGCAGAAAGATGCGTTGGAGATTCTGCCTGGTCGTTACGCTGTCCCCTCTGATGCTGGCGTTGCAGTGATGCGTGCCTCTACAGATCAAGGCATCGAATTGGTCATGCAAAAGCAATACGATGTGAATACCATGAAAACCAAGTATCGTCTTGATACCTTGTTTGGCGTGGTTAACAAACAGCCAGAAATGTCTGGTATTCTGTTATTCGGTCAAGTATAAGGAGTCATCATGAGCTACAACGTAATTTTTACACAAGGTACTGCTACAGTTACCGTACCAGCAGGCGAGAAAATCGCTGTTCAGGCCTTTTCACCAGCACTGGTGTTTCAAGAAGTTGGCTTCCCCAACTTTCCTGATTCACAGGATTTGTTGACTACGGTTGACAACACAACCTTTGTTTCAGGCGCATTCACCAATGCCACCAGCGTGACTATTCAAGCTGGTGCATCGGGTGCGCTTTACGCAGTTGGTGTTGCCCCATTAATCACTGATGATGGCAACTGGCAACCTCAAGGTGCGCCTGCTGACATAGCTGATGGCGCATCAATGATTGCCACGGCAGCCAATGTGCTAACTGGCATCGTTACTGCAACTCCGACCACGACCCGCAGCATTCAACTGCCAACAGGTGCAAACCTTGATTTGGCAACCGAGTGGGCAATTGGTGAGTCTTTTGACTTTAGCGTTATCACTTTGGCTGCATTTGCTTTGACTATTACTGTCAATACAGGTGTAACCATTGTGGGTTCTGCGGCAACTGCGGCTACGTCTGGTGCATCTGCACGATTCCGTTGCCGTAAGACTGCGGCTGACACGTTTATTGTTTATCGTATCGGTGGTTAAAACAAACAGGCCAGCAGAGATGTTGGCCTGTTTAACATGGAGATTCAAATGCCAGGACACACAATGAAAATGGGTAAGAGCGACAATAAAATGTCGGACGTTATTAAAAAAGAAATGAAAGCAGGCAAGCCCCAAAAGCAAGCCGTTGCTATGGCGTATGGCATGATGAAAAAGCCAGCCGCTAAGTCAATGAAAAAGAAATGATTAAGTCAGCCGCAATCGTTAAGACCAAAACTCTTGCCCCGTGGCGGGAGTTGCGGTTACAAAAGCGCAAATTAAAAAAAGCGCAGGCAGTAGAGCGAAAAGCAACAAAGCAGATTCGACCATCGCCCATCAACTCACAGATTATTGAACCTGATGAGCTGGTTGTTGAGACTGTTGATGACAGCGCACCGACCCGTGAGGAAATGTTGCAACAAGCTGAAGCGATTGGGATGAAGGTTGACAAACGCTGGTCAGATGCGACACTGCTTAAACACATTGAGGAGTTGGAATGGGCTACACAAAACAACAATTCATAAGCGCAGCCCTTGAAGAAATTGGCCTTGCGTCTTACGTATTTGATTTACAGCCCGAACAGCTTGAATCTGCCCTGCGTCGATTAGATGCAATGATGGCAGATTGGAACGCAAAGGGCATCCGATTGGGTTACCCTTTGCCATCCAGCCCACAAGACAGCACTTTAAGCGAAGAAACTTTAGTGCCTGATTCGGCTTATGAGGCAATTATTTGCAGTCTAGCCATTAGGCTTGCGCCAAGTTTTGGCAAGCAAGTGATGGTTGAGACCAAGACCACTGCCAAGCAAGGATACGATATTTTGCTTCAACGTGCGACATTCCCGCTGGAGAAGCAACTTCCTGCTACTACCCCTGCTGGTGCTGGCAACAAGCCGTGGAGAGTCTACGACAATCCGTATGTACGCCCACCCTACTTCCCTGTTGATGCTGGCCCTGATGGGCCTCTCGAATATAACTAAGGACAATCATGCCAACGATCAATCAGTTGCCTGTACTCAGCACCATTTCTAGCGGAGATCAGTTACCCGTTTATTCGCCCAACAATGGAGATGCAAGACGCACATCAATCGGCAGTTTGCTGACGTTTTTTCAGCAGAGTTTTGCATCGCCTACGCTGTCGGTTAATCTCTTTGTGCCTGGCAATGGTTTTAATATCACTGTCCCAACTCCTGTCAGCAACGACCAATGGATGCTGTTGCAACCCGCTGGAACTCTGGCTACAGGCACAATTACCTTGCCCTTGAACACTGGTGTGCCTGACGGCACTTCGGTGCTTATAACCACTACGCAAGAGATTACCTCACTGACTATTGCGCTGAATGGTGCGACTGCTATTTATGGTGGCGTGACTTCTTTATCGGCTGGCACAGCAACAGCAATCAGGTTTTATCAGCCTACAAATTCTTGGTATCAAATCAATGCTGAAACTGTTTATGCGGCTGGTATCCAAACATTCTTGGCAACACCAACCAGTGCAAACCTACGTTCAGCAATGACGGATGAGACAGGCACAGGTTTGCTAGTTTTTGCAACCAGCCCTACGTTGACGACACCAATAATCACAAACCCAACTGTAAGCACAGGAACATTCACAAGCCCAGCTTTGGTGACACCAGCAATCGGTGTGGCTACAGGCACAAGCCTTTCAACCAGTGGCAATCAAGTTATCACAGGAACTGGAAAGCAAGGTTATGCCGTAGGCGCAGGCGGTGGTGTGTTGCAAGCAACCAGCAAGGCCACGACTGTAGTGCTTAACAAGTCTTGTGGACAAATCACTATGGATGCGGCGGCTTTGGCTGCTTCTACTACAGTAACATTTGCTTTGACAAACAGCACGGTAGAAGCAGGCGACATTATTGTGATGAATCACATCAGTGGCGGCACGCTTGGCGCTTATACGCTCAATGCATCCTGCGGTATTGGTACTGCTAACATCAATGTGCGAAACGTCTCTTTAGGCTCATTGTCCGAAGCTGTTGTTCTGCGTTTTGCTGTTCACAAAGTTGTAGATACGTAATGGCAACCAAACCTAAATCCTCAGTCAATGCGGCTGGCAACTACACGAAGCCAACCATGCGGAAAGCCTTATTTGAGAAAATCAAGGCAGGAACAAAGGGCGGTGACCCCAATGAATGGTCAGCTCGAAAAGCCCAACTTTTAGCGGTGGAGTATAAGAAAAAAGGCGGAGGCTACAAATGAAAGCCCCGCAGAAAAGCCTGAAAGATTGGGGTTCGCAAAACTGGCGCACTAAATCGGGCAAGCCATCGTCTGAAACGGGCGAAAGGTATCTACCTGCAAAAGCAATAAAGGCGTTGACTTCGGCAGAATATGCGGCTACCACTAAAGCCAAGCGTGAGGCTACGGCTAAAGGCAAACAGTTTGCAAAGCAGCCCAAAAAGGTTGCCGAAAAGATTAAGAGTTTCAGATGAAAAGCCCAGCCTACGCACGCAAAGAAGGTCAGAACCCTAAAGGCGGCTTGAACGCCAAGGGTAGGGCTGCGGCAAAGGCTGAAGGCATGAATCTAAAGCCTCCTGTTAAATCTGGTGACAATCCTCGCAGAGCATCGTTCTTGGCTCGTATGGGTGGTAACGCTGGCCCTGAGTACAAAGATGGTGAACCTACTAGATTGCTGTTAAGCCTGAAGGCATGGGGTGCGTCATCTAAGGCAGATGCACAAGCCAAGGCAAAGAAAATATCAGCCAGAAACAAGGCGAAGTAAATGCAAATACCTATTCTGAACGGTATTTACACCGACAACACACCTGAACTGCGTACATCGTACCCAGTGAACCTTGTTCCTGTGCCTAAAACATCGGGCATAAGTAACGGGTTTCTGCGACCAGGCGATGGGATTATTTCCAACGGCACAGGGCCAGGAGTTGATCGTGGCGGCATCAACTGGAGGGGAGAGTTGTATCGGGTGATGGGTACTAAGTTGGTCGAGATAAATAGCGCAGGCACAGTAACAATCTTGGGTGATGTGGGTGGACCAATAGACCAGTTAGTGACTTTTGATTACAGCTTTGATGTGCTGGCGATTGCCTCTGGTGGTCGCTTGTATTATTGGATTCCAGTTAGCACTACATCAACATTGGTATGGAATGCAACAGCCCCAATTCTAAGACAGGTCACTGACCCTGATCTTGGCGTGGTTCTTGACTTCTGTTGGGTGGATGGTTACTTCATGACCACAGATGGTGAGTTTTTGGTTGTTACTGAGTTGACCGACCCGACACAAGTCAACCCATTAAAGTACGGAAGTTCAGAGGTTGACCCTGACCCTGTGGTTGCTTTACTGAAACTGCGAAACGAAGTCTATGCTTTGAACAGAAATACTATTGAGGTATTCGATAACATAGGCGGGACGTTGTTTCCATTCGCTAGAGTTGATGGCGCACAGATTCAAAAAGGTGTGGTCGGCACACAGGCTTGCTGTGTTTTTATTGAGCGCATTGCTTTTTTAGGCGGTGGTCGAAATGAAGCTCCAAGTATTTACATAGGTGCAGCCGCAACAACTCAAAAAGTTAGCACACAAGAAATTGACAACATCCTGTTGGAATACACCGAGGCACAATTGGCCTTGGTCAAACTGGAGGCTAGAAACGATAAGAACCATCAGCATCTTTATGTGCATTTGCCTGACCAGACCCTAGTTTATGATGCAGCCGCATCCGAGGCTTTGCAAACCCCTGTTTGGTTTATTTTGGTCAGTACCCTGTCAGGTCTTGCTCAATACCGAGCCAGAAACATGGTGTGGGTGTATGACAAGTGGATGGTTGGAGACCCGCAAAGTACAAGCATTGGGTACTTGGTGCAGGACACAGGCCATCATTGGGGACAGCAAGTCTATTGGGAGTTTGGCACGTTGATTGTCTATAACGAAAGCAATGGGGCGATATTCAACGAACTGGAACTTGTCAGTCTGACAGGTAGCATTGCTGTTGGCAAGAATCCACAAATCAGCACCAGTTACTCATTGGATGGCAAGGCATATAGCCAAGAAAAGTTTATTGCAGTCGGTACGATTGGCAACTTTAAGAAGCGTCTCGCATGGTTTAAGCAGGGTCACATGAGGAACTGGCGCATCCAACGTTTCCGTGGCGATAGTGATGCCCATGTGTCCTACGTTCGCCTTGAGGCGCAGATTGAAGCATTGAAATACTGATGGCAACCGCACCCATTTCCCGCAGACTCAATCTGACCCGTGACCAGTTGGCGACATTTCTGACCGACCAGCAACAGATAAGGCAGTTTGAACTTTTGTTTTCTACTGTTGACGATATTGTTGGCGCAGACTTTAAGTTTCAAGCAGATAATGCTGCGGCAACTGCCAATAGTGCGCTGGCTCAACTTGCAGCTTTAGCACAAGAATCAGCAATTAACTGCGCTTTGGCTGAGAACAAAGCAAATCAGGCGTTGGCACTTGTGGATAAACTGACTAAAGCTGTTGAAGGTTTGCAGATGACCCCACCGCCAAGGGAATTTAAACGAGCAAGATATGGGTCGTTTTACGACACCACTACACAGACAGCCACAACAATCAACACGGCTAAAGCTATCACATTTAATACTACTGATTTAAGTCAAGGTGTATTTATTGGAAGCCCAACATCAAGAATTGTTGTTGATAGCGAGGGCTTATATAACTTTGCTCTTAGCTTTCAAATCGACAAAACATCTGGGGGTACTGCTGAGTTTTATATTTGGTTTAGATTAAATGGTGTAAATGTTTCTAACAGCGCAGGGTTTATCCGTATCCAAGGCAACAACGCAGAGATTTTTTCAGCTTACAATTTATTTTTAGACCTTAAAGCTAACGACTATGTTGAAATAATGTTTTCAGTCACTGATTTAAGCGTTGAAGTTTTGGCAGTGCCAGCAACTGCACCAGTTCCAGCAATTCCGTCCATAATTTTGACAGTCAACAACAACATTGAAGGTGTACTATGACCGTTATTATCAAAGTGCTTATCCCTGCAAAACAGGCAGAGAACGCACAGACCACCCAATACACCGCAACGAATGTCAAGGCAATAATTGACAAGTTCACGGTCACTAATACTAGCGCAAATAATGTGACTTTCAGTTGCAACTTGGTGACAACTGGCGGCACGGCAGGGGCATCTAACTTGATTGTAGATTCACGAAGTCTTGTTCCTGATGAAACCTACACTTGTCCTGAATTAGTTGGGCAAGCACTAGATGTAGGTGGGTTTATTTCCACAATCGCAGGGGCGGCAACATCCCTAACCATCCGAGCATCAGGCCGTGAAATTACATAAGGAGCACAGCATGAAAGAATTTATGATGATTCCCCGAGGCTTTACTGGCCTGCCAATGGATGAGGGATTCTTGACGACAGCAGAGAATAAAAAGAACTACGCAGTTGCAGTAGCTGATTGGAACTATGGCCCTGAAATGCCAACCAATGAAGCTGGTGCAAATAAGGAGTTCTACGTAGGGTTGGCAGAGGCGATGCAATGCGATGAAAAAGACGCAAGACGCAAACACTGCTCAAACTGCGGCTATTACGACAATACCTTTATGACCCAAGTCAAAATTGAGCGCATCCCAATGGCGGCTTATGACAAGGGCGCAGGGTTCAGGGGTCACTGCATGAAACTGAACTTTATCTGCAACGATATGCGGGTTTGTCAGGCTTGGGAAGACGAAGAAGAAGAAGATTGACCTTTTGTCAATTTGTGCGAAAATCAAGCCGCTGAGTTCTGGCATCCAGCGGCCTGCCCTTATTAGGAGTTGTGCATGACTGATGGATTGCGAGAGAACCTGAATAAGGTTTTTATGCTACCCCAACCAGCCATTGAGTGGCTGATAATGGTCTATGACGCAATCCAAGTCTTTGATGATGTAGCGGATGGCGATGCAGTAGATCGTAAAGACCTCAATGCGACCATTTGGAACACATTGGTGGGTATGCACCAGAATACATTTTTTATCGCCAACAGCACCCATTTAACGCCTTTGCTGGCGACAATGATTCTCAAGTGGCAAGCCTCAGATACGGCAGAGCGCAATAAGCGTGCAGATGCCAAGTCATTCATGTGGCGTGCTGGATATTATGATTTGGTTTTGATGGTGGTTTCGCTGGTGCATGGGGCTGGTTTTGCCACTGTGCATGGTCATCATGTGATGGCTTTGTATGGCGAGACTTTTGAAGATTATATGAAGGAGTTTGGCGATGCCTGATCCAGTAACAGCCCTAGTCGTTGGTGGAAGCCAACTTATCGGAAGTTCAATGCAAGCCAGTGCCGCTGGCGAAGCCGCAGGCATCCAAGGCGAAGCGGCTCAAAAAGGCATTGAAGAACAGCGTAGGCAGTTTGATGCTTTACAAACCATATTAAAACCGTATGTGGATATTGGTGTGCCAGCGATGACTGGTTACCAAGCATACGCTGAAGCAGGGCCGAAAGCCTTTGAACAACAACAAGCATTAGCGGGTGTTCTTGGCCCTGAGAGACAGGCAGCAGCGATTGCCGAAATTGAGCAAGGCGGTGGCTTTCAAGCCAGAGTGCGGTCTGGTGAAGAAGCATTATTACAACGTGCATCTGCCACAGGTGGATTACGTGGTGGCAATATCCAAGCGGCATTGGCTCAATTTAGACCACAAATGTTGGAACAGGAAATTGAGCGCCAATACGGAAGGCTTGGTGGTTTCTCAGATATTGGGCGTGAAACACAGGCTAATTTGTTAAAAATTGGTCAAGCATCTGCCGCAGGCGTAGGCGCACAAGGCATAGCTACTGGAACGAATGTTTCCAATTTGTTAGCTCAACAGGGCGCAGCCCAAGCTGGTGGCGAACTTGGTGAGGCAAAGGCTTATGGTCAGCTATTTAATCTGCCAGCACAAATGTTGGGTTTCCAATATGGCTCAGGCGGTAAGTCTGCCGTAGGTCTTGGGTTCTAAAGGGATAAAACATGGCAACCATTAATCCATTCCAAGCCCCAATTAACTACGCAGTTGATGTGCAAAACCCATTCGAGGCGGCAATCGGTGGGTTTAAACTTGGTGCAGGCATAGCTGAAATTGATGCGGCAAGAGCCGTAAGAGATCAGGCGCAAAAGGCGCAAACTGACTTGAAAGCGTTATTCAACAATCCAAATGCAACATCGGCAGATTATGAACGTGCAGTGGCATTTTTACCTAAAGATCAGGCGGCAATCGTAACGCAGGGTTTTGAAAGAAAAACTAAAGAGCAACAGCAAACTGCATTAACGCAAGGTACACAGATTTACACAGCTATCAAGTCTGGAAATTTACCAGTTGCTGAAATGCAGTTAAAGGAACAAGCCTTAGCACTTAGAAATTCTGGAAAAGAAAAAGAGGCGCAGGCTTATGACGACCTTTCAAATCTTATTAGGCTCAATCCAACAGGGGCGCAGACAACGATTGCGTTGACTTTAGCTGGATTGCCTGGAGGTAAGGATTTTCTCGAAAGCGCAGACAAGGCACTGTCAACTCAGAGGGCAGAATCCCTCCAGCCAAGTACATTAAAAGAAGCCGTAGCTAAAGCTGACAAAGCGGTGGCAGATGCAACAGTAGCAAAAGAAACAGCAACAAATGCACCAGCAATGCAAAAAGCTGAAGCTGATTTAAAAACTGCACAAGCTGCAAAAGCAATAGTTGAATCTGAATTTGTTAGAGCTAAATCTGTGCTTGAAGTGCAACAACAGGCTGCAACTTTACGCAAAACTGACGAAGACATCTTAATTGCAAAAGAAGATAACCGCATTAAAGCTCTGAATGCAGCTCAAGCAAAAGAAACAAACGTAATTAGGCAGAGAGAATTACAGCAAAAAATTGATGATGCAAAAGAAAAGCGAGACCAAGCAGATAGAGAACAAAAGGCAACTCTTGCCAATCAATCAGCAGACATTGATAACTTTATTAACACTGCTACAAGAATCAAGCAGACACCAAAAAATATTATCAATGCCGCCACTGGCCCAATAGCATCACGACTTCCAACCACAAATCAAGACGTTTCCGACTTTGAGGCATTGGTAGAAACTCTTGGTTCACAGGCATTTTTGGCTCAGATTCCAAAAATCAAAGGCACTGGTAATTTGACTGAAAAAGAAGGCGATAAACTTCAAGCATCTTTGCAGAACTTATCACTTAAACAATCACCAGAACGACTGATAGCAAACGTTGATGAAGCAGTGAGATTGTTGGAAAAGGCAAGAGTTAGTATCACAGCCCGTTCAGGATTGCCAGCTACACCAAGTGATGTGCCAGCAAGAGAATTGAATGTAACTGTAGGTGGAGTTACTTACAATTTTCCAAATAAAGCGGCTGCTGATGCTTTTAAAAATTCGGATGCTTACCGAAGAGCCGCAGGAACTAGATAATGACAACAGAACTTGAAGCACTTGCAAAGCAATTAGGCGGTACGGTTCAAACGCCTGCTCGTATAGATATTGCGGGTGGCATACCTATTTTTGCCGAAAGTCCAAAAGCAAACACGATTACACCGCCAGTAGGGTTTCAACTTTTGTCGGCAAAATTAACAGATGCAAAGCCAACGGGTTCTTACTTTGACGAAACATTAAATGCTTGGTTAACCCCAGCAGGTCAAGCAACCCAAGTAGAGAAACCAACAGAAGACCTTGCGGCATTGGCGGCTCAATTAGGCGGCACTGTTGCAGTGCCCGCTACAACCGCAACTGGCCTTGCTGGTGCGGCTACAAGGGGCTTGGCTTTGCCTGCGGCTGGTGCGACTTTGGGTGCAATGATGGGTGCGCCATTTGCTGGTGTCGGTGCAATTCCTGGTGCTATTGCAGGGGCAGGGGCTGCGACTCTAGCTGGTTTACTTGGCGACCCGATTGTTGGTTCAGTCAATAGTTTATTCGGCACAAAATACACATTACCCACTGATGCGATGGAAGACTTGCTTACCCGTGTTGGTGTAGCACAACCTCGCACAGCGGCAGAACGCATCATGCAGACCACAGCGGCTGGTGCAAGTGGAGGTGCTGGGGGTGTCGCTTTGGGTAAAGCTGTAGAAACTGCCGCAACAGGGCCAGTTGCTCGTGAAGTTGGTCGATTGATGGCAACCACACCAGCACTTCAAACGCTATCTGGTGGCACGGCTGGTGGGGCTGGTGGATTAGCAAAAGAATCAGGCGCAGGAACTGGTGGGCAGATTGCGGCTACCGTGGGTGGTGCTTTTGTCCCGTCTATACCATCGGCTGTAAAAGCGGTAACTCAGCAAGTAGCAAAACAAGTAGCCCCAGCGGGTGCTGGAATCCGTGAACGCCTTGAACCAACAAGCATTGAGCAACTTCGTGCTGGTCAAGAAGTGCCTACTGAACCAACAATCAGAGAATCCGTGCAAAGTATTAAGGCGACTGTGGGTGAAAAAATATCACCACAAGAGCAACAAAATATAAGCAAGCAGATTCAGCAAAGCCCAGACTCGATTGAGGTGGTTAATTACCGTCTGTCAGGCACACAAGCCGTTCCTGATAACCAAGCCGTGGATGCCATCAAGCAGGGCTGGAAAGATGGCACGATTGCCAGCATCAAAGCGGCATCTGACAAAGATCGTCAGGCCATGACCAAAATGCTTAACATCTTTAAGATGGGCGAAAAAAGTGAGGCATTTCGTGCCTTAAACAGACCAGCCGATATTCTTGGTGACACGGTTGATTCAAGAATTCAGTTTTTATCAAGTGCCAATAAACAAGCTGGTGCTGATATTAACAAAATTGCCAATAGCCAACTGCGTGGGAAAAAGGTTGACTTTGACCCAGCCATAAATACCTTTATTGACGATTTAAATACATTAGGCGTAAAGGTCGAACTTGACGCAAACGGGGTCGCTAAAGCCAATTTGCAAGGTTCTGATATACAGGGAGACAGACAGGCTCAACGTGTCTTAAACATGGTTTTAGAGCGTCTGAGCACCGTTAAAGCACCCGATGCTTATGGCATCCACACAGCCAAGCGTTTTATTGATACACAAGTTGATTTTGGCAAAAGAAGTCTTGCAAATCCACTGACAGCACAAGCCGAGAGAACGCTTAAAACTTTGAGGCGCAACCTAAACACAACCCTTGGCGATACCTTTCCTGATTACAAGGCCGCTAATGCAAAGTATTCAGACACCGTCACTGCGTTAGATGATTTACAAAAAGCGGCTGGTACAAATATTGATTTTGACTCGGCAAGTGCAAACAAGCAACTTGGCACAGCGATGCGTAAGTTGACCAGTAATTACGGCACACGGGCAAACCTGATTGATTCGCTTGACCAAGCTAATCAGACTGCTACAAAATACGGCATGAAGCTGGATGATGACATCGTGAATCAGCTTATTTTTGTAAATGAACTAGATCGTATGTTTGGGGCGGCTGCACAGACCTCTTTAAAAGGTCAAGTTGCTGAAGCAATGCAAACGGGTGTCGACATTGCAAGAGGTGGTGCGGCAAGGCGTGCAGTAGAATTGTTAGCTGAAAAGGCTGAAGAATTGCGTGGCATCAACAAAGATAACGCAGTTAAAGCAATGGAAGAACTGCTCAAGCGTAAAGCTGGGCAACCGTAAACAGGAGAATAAATAAATGTCCGCATTATCAGTAGAACCGCCATATCCAGCGTTTGCAGATGCTGATGGACAGCCGCTTGAGGATGGTTACATCTGGATTGGCACTGTAAATCTCAACCCAATTACTAACCCGATTGTGGCGTATTTTGACTCGGCTTTGACCATCACTGCTGTTCAGCCCATTCGGACAAGTGGGGGTTATCCTGTTTACCAAGGCACTCCAAGTCGCATCTACACCTCAAGCGATTACTCCATTCAAGTACAGAATAAAAATGGCACGGTGATCTATACCTCGTTGAATGGCAATGCATTTCCTGGCTCTGCTGGTAATCTTTTTGTCAACGCAACTGGCACTGGCACACAAACTGTGTTTGGCGTTTCTTTTTTGCCAAGTCTTATATACATCAATGGTGTGTATCAAAATCAAAACACATACACACTTGGCGGTGGTAATGTCACGTTCTCACAAGCACCGCCATTCAATTCGATTATTGAATTCATTTTTTAAGGAAGTGACAAATGTTAAAATCAATTTCAACGGCTGGTGGCGGCACAGTATCCTCAGTTAGCGTAGTTTCTGCAAATGGTTTAGCTGGAACGGTAGCCACGGCAACAACAACGCCTGCTATTACTTTATCAACATCCATTACGGGTGTTTTAAAAGGTAACGGTACGGCAATATCTGCGGCTACTGCGGGTACAGATTACATAGCACCAAGTGGTGCGTTAGGTACACCATCAAGCGGAACATTATCATCTTGCACAGTTGACGGCACAGATGCAGTTGGGTTTAGAAATATTCCACAGAACAGCCAATCTGCTGCTTATACACTAGTTTTGGCTGATGCAGGAAAGCACATCTTCCACCCCGTTGGTGACAACAACGCAAGGACATTTACAATCCCTGCAAACAGTTCTGTGGCCTACCCCATCGGTACAGCCATCACATTTATCAATATGGCTGTGGCAAACGTCACGATTGCTATCACGACAGACACATTAACTTTATCTCCCGCAGGTACAACAGGCTCACGAACCTTAGCTCGGTACGGGTCGGCAACCTGCATCAAGATCACCTCAACTGAATGGCTTATTTCAGGGAGCGGTCTAACATGAGCGGTGCACTACAAGCTGTCTTTCAAAACCAGCGTTCTTTTACTGCTCCTGCCGCTTTAGTGGCTACTGGTGGAACTATTACTACTAGCGGGAATTACAAAATCCACACATTTACTGGCAGTGGGACATTTACTGTGACCTCGCTAAGTAGCGGAATTACAGATGGAGACCTTTTAGAGTATCTTGTCATTGCGGGTGGTGGTGGTTCGAGTTCAAGTCAAGCAGGCGGTGGTGGTGGAGGTGGTTATCGCACCTCAGTGCCGGGGCAAACTTCAGGCAGAAACACAACTGCTGAGGCTCGTATAACAGCAACAGTTACAAGTTACACCTGCACCGTTGGTGCTGGTGCGGTTGGCACTGGTAGTAATAGCGTTTTTGGGTCAATAACTTCTTTGGGTGGTGGCGGTGGCTCTAACAGTAGTGGCTCGGCAGGAGGCGCAGGTGGAAGCGGAGGCGGAGGTCGTGGAGATAACGGCTCTCCTTCTTCAGGTGGAGCAGGAACAGCTGCCCAAGGTTTTGGAGGCGGGAATGGATTTGACTCTGGAACAGACCCAGATTGGGGTTCTGGTGGCGGCGGCGGTGCAGGTTCAGTCGGTGTAACTCCGACTAACAAAAATGGTGGCAATGGAGGTTCTGGTCTTTCTAGTGACATTACAGGCACGGCTGTAACAAGGGCTGGTGGAGGTGGTGGAGGCACAAACGGAGGCGTAGCCGGTAACCCAGCAGGCGCAGGTGCTGCTAATTCTGGAAGTGGTGGAGGGCAAGCAGATAGCGGTGGCTCTGGAATTGTTATTGTCCGATATAGGATTTCATAATGGCACATTTTGCTCAAATAGATGAAAACGGTGTCGTTCTACAAGTGATTGTGGTTGACAATACTGATACGTTAGATGAAAACGGTATTGAAAAAGAATCCGTTGGCATTTTGTTTTGTGAAAATCTTTTAAGTGGTAAGTGGATTCAAACAAGTTACAACAGAAACATTCGTAAAAATTATGCAGGCATTGGTTTTACCTATGACACCCAGCGTGATGCGTTTATCCCACCACAGCCTTTTGCATCTTGGGTTTTAAACGAAACAACTTGTCTTTGGGAAGCCCCAACACCAATGCCTACTGACAACAAACGATATTCTTGGAATGAAGAACAATTGGCTTGGGTTGAAATTACAACAATTTAATAAACCAGTTCTAAGGAAAAAACATGGCACTTACAAAAGTTTCTTATTCAATGATTGAAGGTGCAGTAGCTAACGTGCTGGACTTTGGTGCGGTTGGTGATGGCGTTGCCGATGATACGGCAGCTATTCAAGCAGCCATCGATAGTGGCGCAGGGTCTGTGTACGCCCCAACTGGGATATATAAAATTACCAGCACCGTCAATATCAACAGATCGATTACATTTTTTGGCGCAAGCAGAGCAAATACAGTTTTTTCTGTGAGTACAGGGATTGATGTTTTTTATGTTCATAACGGTTTAAATACTATTATGAGCAATTTAAATCTGCATTCTTTTAAAGTTATAAACACGCAAGCTAGGGCCGGCGTTGTTGCTGGTGCTGGTATCAAACTTTACAAGACATATTTTAGTCAGTTGTCAGAAATCACAATCGAGGGTTGCTACATTGGTATTGATTCAACGCAATCCAATGTTGTGAAATATGATGCCGTTGATGTACAAATGTTTAAGTATGTTGGGTATTGGTTTCACGGTGGTTTTAACTTTGACAGCTATGTGGCAAACAGCGTAATTTCGGGTAATCCCAATGACCGAGGCGATAGTTTTTCCTCTGTATATTTGGAAGATATGTGCGATGAGATGACTTTTTACAGTTGCATCTTGAATGTGTCTTCTTATAACCTTTACGCTACCGCTGCGGGATATGGTGTAAATGCGCGGCCAGAGTTTTGCAGATTCTTTGCTTGTTCTTTTGATTCGTCTACTACTGGCGTTTTTCTGCGGCATTCTGTAGATATGACATTTACTGGATGCTTTTTTAGCAATCGACCTGGTAATGGACTTGAAATTGGCACAACGGCAACAACAGAAAATATAGTTTTCTTAGGTTGCAATTTTTTCAATAACGGCGGCAGTGGGGCAGTTATTGGCGCATTTGCTGAAGATACAATTTTTGATGATTGCAGCTTTATTGGAAACAGCACAACAGTATTGAATACTGGTAATGGTTTGACTGTTGCCGCAAATGCCAACAACTTTACCGTTACAAACAGCAATTTTAGAAACGGCCACGGCTCAACTGGATCACAAAATTACGGTCTAGCTATCTTAGTTGGAACAGGCAACCGTTTTCTAATTGCCAACAATAATTTCGGCACAAACGGCACTGGTGGGGCTATGTTGGTTGGCGCAACAGGTACAAACCGCCATGTTACAAACAACATTGGATTTGTAACAAAAACTTCAGGCGATGCAACTATGCTTGCTGGCACGTTCCAAGTTACTGTTAATCATGGATTGGCGGCTCAACCTTTGTCGCAAGACATCATTATTACGCCAAGACTTATACCAACTGTTGACGTTTTTGTATCAGCTCTTACAGCGACTACATTTTCTTTTCAAGCTGGCGCACCAGTTGCAGCTGATACATATTTCAATTGGGTTGCGACAATTCTCAAAGCATAATTTAAAGGATATCATCATGCAAAATATTGCACGAAACTTTGGCAATCAGTCTGTTTCTGAGGAAACATTGAAAATTGCAACAGAAAACGCCATTAAGATGCAGGAGTTAACAACACTGACCGAGATTGCTATAGCTGCAAGAGATGCAGAATTGGCAGAAGCACACAGAATAGAAATTTTTAACGCACAACAAGGAGTCTGAAATGTCCACAAATTCACAAATTGCATTTGCCCCACTAGGCGAAACGGTAGTAGTTCCTGCGGCAGCTACTGCACCAACTGGTGTTCAGGCTCTTGTAAGCGGTAGACTTGACGCACAAGGTACGGGTCAATATCGAATTGTTAACGACAGCTCAAATACGGTGTTTTTGGGAGTTGGTAGCACAGCGGCAATCGCAACGGCTAATGCGGTCGCTCCAATCGCTGGTACACCATCTGCGGCTATCGTGCTAGTGCCTGGTGCTATTGAAATCCTGCGCTTTGGTCGTGAATCTTTTTTCAGTGGCTTGGCATCTTCTGCATCTACTGTTTACATCGTGCAGGGCGAGGGCATTTAATGCTCGAGGATACTGACACACGGCTTGCTGTTCATGAGGCGGTTTGTGCTGAGAGGTATGCCGCCATTGAGAAGTCCTTTGAGTCAGGTTCACAGCGCATGACACGCATTGAGTATTTGCTTTATGTGGTGATTGCGGCAGTTTTGCTAGGGCCAGGCTTTGCGGGTGAATTAGTCAAAAAAATAATAGGCTTATGAAAGATTGGGTCGAAGCGTTAATCGTTGCGGCCTTTATATTTATCTTCGTTGTTTGGGGTACATTCACCTTAATTTGGATATGGGGATGAAATGGTTTTTGGTTATATTTATACTTTTACCGCAAACCACTAGCAAAAAAGATGAATACCGCTGTGTAAGGTGGGCGTGGACGGGTGATGTTTATAACCGCAAAGTTGTTTGCCTACAGTGGGAAAAGGTTGTACGGAAATGATTGACCCAGTTGCAGCACTAGATGGTTTACAAAATGCCATTCAGCTTGTACGCAAAGCGGCTAAAGTTGCCAACGATCTAGGTGGTTTGGGGGTCATGGTTGGTCGGATGTTTGACGCTAAGAGTCAAGCAACCAAGGCGATGGTTGAGACCAAAAGGTCTGGAAATAAGTCCAACTTTAGCGTGGCAATGCAGATTGAAAATGCGTTGATGCAAAGTGCCAAGCTGGAGTCTGAGCTTCAACTCCTATATATGCAAACTGGCAATATAGACGTATGGAACAAGATTAAAGCCAGAGCCTCAGAGATGGACAGAGATGATGCTATTGCCGCCCGAGATGCAAAGCTAGAAGATAAGAGGCGTAAGGAAAAAGAACAGCAAGATTTTGAGATCGGCTTGGGCATTGGTGCTGTTTGTTTACTGGTGTTTTTGGTGGTCGTTGGTCTAATTGAGTTAAAAGAATTCTGTGATACAACTCGCAGATGTGGGCGATGAATGAGTACCAAAAACAGTTTGAACTCTTTTGTAAAATTGCAGTCAGGCTGTGTGTGGCAATATGGGTGCTTGGGCTGCTTCAGTTTATTCCTGACCCCCTAGCTGACAAAATTGTAAATAAACTACTTGGAATGATTGGACTGTAATGCTTTCACTATTCTCTACCCTTGGCGGTTTGCTCATATCGGGTTTGCCTAAACTTTTAGAGTTCTTTCAAAACAAGGCTGACCAGAAGCATGAGTTAGCTTTGGCGCAAATTCAAGTGCAGATGCAACTACAGATGATGGCGCAGGGCTTTGCGGCACAAGAGCGCATGGAAGAAATACGCACCGATCAGATTGCCATGCAGACAGATGCAGAGATGACCGTGGCGGCCTATGACCACGACAAGAAAGTCATGGACAATGCAAGTCGTTGGGTGGTGAACTTTGTAGGTACTGTTCGCCCAATGGTGACTTATATCTTTGTGCTTGAGCTGTGTGCAATCAACGCTTGGATGGCTTACTACATTTACACCCGCCCAGCTTTGGTTACAAGTATGGATGACTTGGTGCGTTTGACTGATATTCTGTTTAGCACTGATGAAATGGCTATGCTCGGCGGCATCATTGGGTTCTGGTTTGGCTCACGTTCATGGTCTAAGAAATGAAAATTAGCGAAAAGGGCGAACACCTGATGCACTTTTTTGAGGGCTACAGGGCACGCCCGTATCGGTGCAGTGCCGCCATTTGGACAGTGGGCTGGGGGCACGCAATGTACAGCGACCAGTTAAACCTACCCAACGTGCGTAAAGAGGGTTACACAGGGCTTATCAGGTCTGATTACCAATTAAAAGGGGAAGACAATCGTGTATGGTCAAAAGAGGAACTGGTTGATTTATTCAAAGTGGACATCAATCTTTTTGAGCGTGGTGTTCTTCGACTTTCTCCTGCTCTTGTTAGTCATCAAAGCAAATTCGACGCTTGCGTTTCTATGGCGTACAACGCAGGGCTAGGCAACTACCAACGGTCAACCATTCGCATGAAGGTTAACCGTGGTGATTGGGAGGGGGCAGCCGAAGCTTTTATGTCATGGACTAAGGCTGGCGGTAAAGAAATTGCAGGGCTGGTCAAAAGGCGCAAAGCTGAAGTTGCCTTATTTCTTACCTAACCCTTCTAAGTGGCTCTTGGAACTTCTCAGGCGGTGGGGGTTGCATTTTCTCACTAGGCGGTGTCCACCCGTACTTTTTCCAGATGGCTTGAACGTCTGAACCAGACTCCCATTTAAAGTCTTTGTTTGCCAGTGATGGGTAACTGATCTTTGAGTAAGGTGGTTTTTCTAGCATATTGACCATTCTCTTTCGTTTCTACCTGAGTTTGATTTAACTGTATTGCCTGTGAGATAAATTAAACCAATAATTTTCATTTCATTCAAGCGTCTAGCAACTTGATTGCCATCTAGGTTAGTTCTTGCTGATATTCCATCCTTGCCGAGAGCACCATATTTTTCCAAGCACTCAAAGATGATTCTATGATGTTCTGATACTACGGGCTTTATGGCTTCTGCCGCCTCAAATGAGGTGATTGGGTCATTGGCTCTAACCCGTGGAAACTCTAGAAAAATTTGCTCAAACATTCTTTTGTAGTCCATCATTAACTCCTAAAAGGTGGGGGTACTTACTGCCCGTCTACAAGCTTTCAAAAAGTATGAAGCAGCTTTCCCCCCGTTTGCTTAAAATGGTATATCGTCTTCGTCTTTTGGTAAACCTTGGTAACCCTCTCTAAGTTTTGGGTCATTGATATATGCCCAGCCATCCCAACCGCCCTTGATAAGCGGTGTCACATCTAGCTTTAACATATCCCCGTTTTTGGTGTCAATTATTGAACCAATTTTTTGGTATCGGTTTTTCTGCTGACCATCCTTGTTCACATAAGTGCCCTGAATGACGCTGATTTCTTTAAGTATTTTTGACATTTTTAATTTCCATAAGTTGAGCAATTTTGATGTCAAGTTCATTTAAGAATTTGACGATTTCCTCCTCCATAAGTCTGATATACATATTGTCCCGTGGGACACGTTTAACAAACAGTTGAAGTTCTGAGGGCAGACGATTGTCAAAAGACACAAAGTCACACCAGCTACGATTTGTGCAAGCCATTTGGAATTGCATTTGCGTGTTGTATTTTCCTGGCACTGTCTGACTTAGCAAAGTCTCAATGTGCGTGGCTGTCTGGGGCGCTTTTATCTCTAACAAACCATCGTCACCAACCAGGCCATCAGGGGAAGCGCCCGCCATGATGATGGATGGATGGGGAATAAACCCAACCTCATCTACTAGAACGTCGTGCAAAGCCTCATAAGCAGCTCTAGCAAGTGGTTCTGTATCTGTACCGTGTTGCATAGCAGCATTGGTAAAACTTTCCCCCTTTTCACCCGTTAGGCGTTCACACACCAATTGAGCCATGTAGTTGTCACGGGTTGCCGAGTAGCCCGTTTTAGTCTTGGCAAGCACATCGGCCACACGGGATGCGGTGACCTTACCGATTCGGGCTGCAAACCATTGGTCAGAGCCTTGTTCAATCATTTCAATCATAGTTTTTCCTTAAATTCAATTTTGTTTTCAAAAGAATAATGATCATGTAATTGTTTTAATACCAATGAAAATTTCTTTCTTTCATGTTGTGCAACTAATTTAGAAAACTTTGTTAAAAATTTCATTTCTGTTGGGGATGCTTTTTTTGTACCCTCAATGATGTAATACCATTTATGGTTATGTGATGACGCATGAGCAAATTGCATAATTTCATCTTGCGTCATAACTTCCCCTTTGCTTCATCTTTTGCTGCAATCACTTTAATCTGCCAAGCCTTGTCGCCATCACAAGCCGAGTAAGCTATTTTGTAGGCCAACTTCAATTCATCTTGTGTGGTGGCGTTGTGGATAGCTAAGAATAGGTCTGTCATGCTATTTGGGTCAATGGTCGACTCGGGTTCTTCACCTTGCGGCAAGTCATCACCCGCATAGATGTATAGGCCAAGACCATGCAAGCTAAGTGCTTTGGTCATGCAACGCATGATTGCGGTGTTAACTTGGAAAGCATCGGGGCTTTGGATGGCTTTGTTGCGGTGATCCATCACGGGTAATTGGCAAGTCATTGGCTTGTCAAACATGGTGACCGTAACCCACACCATTGCCGTACCGTTTATGTCCATGAAACATTTGTCGCCAAACATTTCTACTTTGAATGTGGCTTTGGCATCGGCCTTGAGTGCTTCAGCCCATGCCCAAGCCCATGATAGGTAAGTCAGGTTGTTTTTCTTTTCTGTATGCTCATTGACATTCAGTTTGAGTAGTTCTTGCACGTTCATGTTTCATCCTTTAAATAAGCCGTTAGGCGTTTGATTCGGTCTGAGTGGTAGTCACACATACGCTTTGCATATTCTTGGGCGCTGAGAGCCACTAGCAGCTTGCGATGTGCCATTTCAAGTTCTTTAATTGCCAACTCTTTAGCTGATGGCAAGCGGAAGTAATCTTTTAATTGGTCAATCATG